GGTGCTACTGTAGTACAATCAGATACCGGATCTACGGGTCAAATATTAGCAGCTAATTCTTCAACTTTACAGATTGGTCGTGTTATTGGCTCAACACCTTTTTCACTTAATTTACCAATATTTGATAGTTCTTCTTCTGGTGTGCAAAAAAGCGGAAATGTAACTATTACTGCTAGCAGTAATACAGTATTATCTACTAATACAGCACAGACATCATTTACAACCAATTATTCAGTTGGTAACTATATTCGCGTTGGTACAAATACAAATAATAATATTCGCAAAATTACAGCTGTAAGTACTTCTACCATTAATGTCGACATTGCTTTTACTAGTAGTATTGTTAATACTTCTCATTATTCAATAACCACTGCAGCTGCAGAGCCTACATCAGTAACAATTACTCAAGCAAGTGGTGTTGTTTCTAATGTTAATCTAAATGCAGCCACTCTTCAAATTTCAAATCCTTCAGTAGCTGGTCAATCATTTATTATTGGTGAAATTGTCGATTTAGTAGACAGTGGTAATAATAATCAATCTTCTAATGGCATTGTTGCATACGCTAATACTTCTTCAGTGTTTTTGAGTGCTGTTAATGATCCAAATAATAATTTTGGAAATAATTATTTTTGGTCTAATAACTTCTTTATCAAGGGTGAATCATCACAATATCGATATCTATTAAACTCAGCTACTACTAATCCAAATATTCTTATAAGCAATCCAACTGGTAGTAATTTTGTTTTAGGACAAAAGCTTTACTTTGTTCTTACCGGTACTACTACTACTACCGGTAATGCTACAATAGTTAGTACTCTTCCTCTTCCAAATGACTCAACTGAATATGAAATTGCACCAACAGTAAAGATCACCGGTGATGGTAGCGGTGCATCAGCAATTGCAATTGTTAATCCTACTTTTGGATCTGCTAATAATATTGTCGGTATTGAATTAATTAATACTGGCTCAGGTTATACTTTTGCTAATATACAAGTTTATGCAAATGGTAATTTTGGATCAGGTGCAGTTATTAGTCCTCTTATTTCGCCAATTCAAGGACATGGATATGATACTATATCTGAACTTGGTGCTAGATATGCTGGTGTAGATATTACTTTTGATACTGGGACAAATGAGTCATTTTATTATCCAACATATGGTACGTACAGAAGAGTTGGTATTTTAGAAGATCCACAGTTTAATGATGTAAGATTAACACTTTCGTCATTTGACAGAGTTAATCTTAATCTTAATACATCAACTTATAGTATTGGACCAAACTCAAGTTGGGTTCCTGGTGAAGTAGTAGTGCAAAGCACGTCAAATGCTGCAGGAGTAGTTGTATATGGTAACTCATCATTTTTACAACTTAAGTCAGTACTAGGTACATTTGCAAATAACTATAAAGTAGCCGGCTATTATTCTAATACGTATGCTAATGCTAATTATGCAAATGTAATATATTTTGCACCAACTACAAATGCTGAGGTAGTTTCAGAAGTAACATCTGGTGCAAATGGTATTATTACTTATAGGTATACAAATACTTCAATTCAATTGTCAAATGTAATTGGTCATTTTGTTTCTGGTGATACTCTTTATGATAACTCATCAAATGCATATGCTACGGTAACAAATATATATACTTCAAATGGTCAAAGAGATCAAACTAATACTTTTGGTTTAAGATTTAATCAGACTTTAAGATTAACTCTTACTTCTAATAGTGGAGCATTTACTAATACTGAATATGTGCAGCAAGATGCAACCGGCGCAAATGGAAGAATTATGTCTACTTCGGATGAATTAGATTTAGCTATTACATCTCTTAGTGGATCTTTTTCAAATGGCTTTACAGTAAGTGATCAAACAACGGGTGCTAATGGTGTAGTAATATTTGCTAATTCTAGTTATATTAAATTAACTAGTGTAAGTCAAAGTATATCATTTGCTACCGGTCATACAATAAATAATGGAAGTGGATCGACTGCTACTATTAGTCAAATATTTCCAGTGTTAACACTTCATGATATTAATGGTTCCAATCGATTCCAAGCAACATCAAATAATATTGTAGGTCAAACATCTGGAGCTATTGGTCAGGTTAATTCTTATAATTTAATAACTTATCCGGAGTTAGTAAGAGAATCTGGTAAAGTAATTTATATGGAAAATATTTCACCTGTGACTAGAACACAGTCAAGCAAAGAAGAATTCAAACTAGTGGTAAAATTTTAAAATACCATTTTATAAAATCGAGGAAATAAATGACTCTTGACACTAATTTAGCTGCAAAACCATATTTTAATGATTTTGATCAAAGTAAGAACTATTATCAAATTCTTTATAAACCCTCAACGGCAGTACAAACACGTGAACTTAATAATATGCAGTCAATTCTGCAAGATCAAATTAATAAATTTGGTCGTAGCATATATAAAGAAGGGTCTGTAATTGAAGGATGTGCATTTACTTTTGATAATAACTATAATTATGTAAAAATTAATGATACTTTTGCAAATAACTTTGCTATTCCAAACGTTGCAACGTTTGTAAACTATACTATTACTAATCCTAATGGCCTTAATGCCATTATTGTCAATACTATTGGTGGTTTTCAGTCACAAGATCCGGATTTAAATACACTTTATATTAAATATCAGAATTCTGCAGTATTTCAAAATGGTGTAATTCAATCTGTATTTGCAAATAATGAATCTTTACAGATTAAAACATCCGCTGGTGCTATTGTAGGAAATGTAACTGTTGCAACTGTCAGTAATTCGGTCGGTACTGGTTATGCATTTACTACTACAGAAGGTGTAATCTTTAAAAAAGGCTTCTTTTTACGTGTTCCTTCACAAACTTTGGTTATTTCGAAATATAATAATGTTCCTGATAATATCTCAGTAGGTTTTGCAGCTACAGAATCACTTATTACAGCACAAATTGATAATACTCTTGTTGACAATGCTGCTGGAGCTCCTAATTATCAAGCGCCTGGTGCTGATCGCTTTCAAATAGTGCCAACACTTATTACAAGATCTACTTCTGATATTTCTAACACTGCTACGTTCTTCTCTCTTGCAGACTTTAAAGCGGGTGTTCCGGTAACAATCAAAAATGATCCACAATATACAGCACTCGGGGCAGATATGGCTCGGCGCACATATGAAACTAATGGTGATTATGTAGTTAATCCATTTTTGCTTTCAACACAAATTAAAACAAATAATAATGGAATTGTCAATACAAGTTACCTATCTCTTGTTTCTTCACCAGGCATTGGTTATGTAAAAGGATTTAGAGTAGAATTTATCAATAATAATACTGTTGATTTGCGTAAAGGTATTGATACAGAAATTGTTGCTGGGCAGATTGTTTCTTCTAATTATGGTAATTACTTGAATGTAAATCAATATTGTGGCAATTTTAACAATCAAAACATTGTTCAGGTTGAATTACACAATGTAGCCAAAACAGCTCTTACAAGTAAATCATTCTTGTCAGGTGTTAATAGTGGGTATTCTTCAAGTACAAAAATTGGTACCGCTTTTATTAGAGGTTTAGCTTATTCCTCAGGCACACCTGGTGTCGATGCAGTATACCGGCTTTATCTATTTAATATTGCAATGTTGCCTGGCTATAGTGCATCTCAGATAAAAAGCGCCATATATTATACTTCTTCTGTTCAAGCAGTTGCAGATGTTGTACAAACTTATAGTGCTACTTTAGGTGCTTATACTACTGTAATTCAAGATCCAGCCAATGAGCTTAACATTCATCCATTTGGTCAAAAAGCTTTAACATCAAATGGATTCTCTAGTGAAGCATTTATCTATAGAAGATCTAATACAACTACATTTCAGACGTCTGGTTCTGCAACAATTACTTTAGCTAGTGTTGATGGAACCGGAACTGAGGTATTCAACAATCAAGGCACTTATTCAGTTGCGCAAGATGATTCTGTTATTGTTATTCCTACAACAAATGGTTACTCGAGTAACTTAACTGGAACAGTCTCAGCTAGTACTGGTAGTGCAACGTTGACTGGTTCAGGTACAAATTTCTTTTCTTATAATATTGGTGATTATATACTTGTAAATAATGAAGTTCAAAGAGTGATTGCTATTAACTCAGCCACATCTTTGACTGTTGCTAATAATTTTACTTCATCACCTGGACCAAGTGCTAATGTGCATCAAAAAATCTGGCCAGTAGGTGTGCCTATTAATTTTGGTATAGGCGCTAGATCAATTTCTGCAACTTCAACAATAATGACATTAAATCTAATAGATACTCCAAATGCTGCATTTGGTAGTACTGTTTATTATGACATTTATAGATCTAGTACTACTTCTATTAAAAAAACTATAAACAGAGCATCTCTTATTCAGATTAATACATCTAATGCAGCAGGTGGTACTACAGGCCCATGGTGTCTTGGTTTGCCTGATATTTTTAAACTTAATAACGTTTGGGTTGGTTCAGGTACTTATTCAAAAACAAATGCTGATCTCACTAGTAATTTTACAATTGATAATGGTCAAAAAGATGCTTTTTATGGCCTTAGTTTTCTAAATGTTAAATCTCCGTTAGCATCGGGTTCAACTCTGTTAATATCGATTGATCATTTTACTAAAAATGAATCACAAGGACATGGTTACTTCAATGCTAACTCATATCCTATTGATGATGCAAATACTGCAAATACTAATGCCATTCAAACATATCAAATTCCAACATACTTCTCTGGAATTGGTTCAAAGTCAGATCTTCGTGATTGTATTGACTTTCGTCCTTATGCTAATGCTACAGCCAATGTTACTTCTACATTGACAAATATTACTACAAATCCTGGTAATACTGTTGTAATTAATATTCCAACTGCTGGTTCATATCTACCAACGCCTGATAGTAATTATACAGCCACTGTTACACATTATATGCCAAGAGTAGATAGAATTGCTTTAAATACTTCAGGTCAGCTAATTGTCAATGAAGGTATTTCTTCAAATATTCCTGTAGCACCATTAGAAATGCCTGGAACAATGACTATTGGCTTAGCTTCTGTTGCTCCATATCCTACACTTACACCAGCAATTGCTAAATCTTATAATCGTTATGACTATGCTGTACAGCTTACTACTCAGCAAACTAAACGATATACAATGGCTGATATTGGTAAGTTAGCAAAAAGAGTCGATAGACTTGAATATTATACATCACTATCTCTTCTAGAGTCATCAGCACAAACTCTGCAAATTAGATCTAATTCTACAGGACAAAATCGATTTAAGAATGGAATACTTGTAGATCCATTTAGAGATTTTAGTCTTTCAAATACACAAGATCCGCAATTCAGAGTGGCCTTAGATTCTATTCGTGGAGAAGCTAGACCATTCTTCTCCACTACTGTGCTTAATATGTATTTTGATTCTAGTCTTTCAACAAATATGCAAAAGACAGGTGATATTGTTACGTTAGTATATACTTCAGTGCTTTATCAAAAACAAGTGTATGCTTCAAAGTATCATAATTGTATTGAAGGAAATATCTATAGCTATCGTGGAACAATGACACTTGATCCACCTGGTACTGTTGATCCGGATATTACACAAAATCCGGATGTTGTTTCCAACATCGATCTTTCAGGTAATTGGGTCAATCTTCAAAAATATATTCCGACATCTTGGGGTAGTGCATGGGCTAATTGGACAACAGTTGGATCTACTACTGACTCAAAAGTGGGTCCTAACTTTGTTTCATCACAGACAACAAATCCAGATGGTACAATTTCTCAAACTGTAACTACTCCAACTACCACCACCACAACTAATCAACTGCAGCAAGTGGGCCAACAATTGGTTGTTACTCCAACACAGACAAATGTTAATGTTGGTAATTACGTAACTAATGTCAGCATTCTTCCTTACGTGAAAGCTGGTTGGGTTCTATTCAAAGCTACTGGTATGAAGCCTTCCACGAGTCTCTATTGCTATTTTAATTCTATCCCCATTAGCAATTTAGTAATTCCTGCTTACCTCTATACAGGAACAGTAAATTTTGTTAATGGTGGCTATTTTGCTACCGATGGAAGTAATTATAATGTATATACAGATAGCAAAGGTAACAAATATAAATTCAACTCGACTGCATGGGGTACTTTACCACAAGCTGATTCAACAGGTACAGTTTATGGATTATTCTATATTCCTGCTGCTACATTTAATAGTGGATCAATTGAATTTAAAGTTACTGATGTTAGTAATTTAAATCAAGGTGAATCTGCTGTTACAACACAAGCTACAGCAACTTATTTTGGCGCGGGTATAAATATTCAAAAGTCAAATGCTATTTTACAAGTTCGCGATGCAACACTAAGTACACAAGAAGTTACACAACAAAGATCTGTAACTCAATCTTCAACTTCTTATAATTCTACTAATATTACATTACCAGCCGCAACGACTATTAATAATACTACAGTTATTAATAATACAACACAGCAAATTACTAATAATTTGACTACAGTTAATAATATTAATAATATTACACAAGTTACACAAGTTAATCAAACTGTACAAAATATTACTCAAGTTACACAATCTATAACACAACCTGTTATAACAGTAGTTCAAAATGCTATTACACCACCACCATTACCGCCACCACCATTACCACCACCGGTAGCTCCGGTACAATCGACAAATATTGATTTAGGCGCTGCTTCTCCAGAACAACACAATGATGCAGCAGATGGTGGTTATAATAATGCGGGTAATGGTGATCCTGGTCCTTCTGGAGATAGTGGAAGTAGTAGTAGTAGTGGTGGGGATAATGGCGAAGGTGGTGGTGGCGGCGGTGCTAATAACCCCTGATAGCTATATACAATGCAACAAATTAATTAATTTAATTATAATTGGAAAAAAATAAAAAAATGAGTAGTCCTATTGCGCAAACATTTATTTGTATTGAACCATCTACCGGCGTAGAAGGTATTTTCTTGACCGGTTTAGATTTGTTTTTTCAAAGCAAATCATCTGTCTTTGGTGTGGAAGTACAAATTAGACAGACACTAAATGGTGTTCCTACACAAAATATTCTTCCTTATGCTAGTAAAATACTACAAACTGGATTGGTTAATACATCTGTAGATGGCTCTGTTGCTACAAACTTTACTTTTGATACTCCTGTAATTTTACAGACAAATGTTCAATATGCTATTATAGTTATTCCTGTTGGTGGTAATCCGGATTATAAAATTTGGACCGGTGCTCTTGGTGGCACTGATATTGCTACCGGTGCACCAATTTATACTAACAATCAGCTTGGTTCACTGTTTATATCTTCAAATGATTTAAATTTTACAGAAATTCAAAACGAATCAATGAAGTATAATCTTTATATTGCCAATTTTACCAATAATTCCGGCACTGCTGTATATAGAAATTCAAATTCTGATTTTATTAGCTATAAAGATCAAATTGGTGCTTTTTTGGTCGGTGAAGCTATAGTTATTGCTAATAATTCACTACAAACTGCTGCATTTACTGTTGCAGGCGGCGCAAATACATTTACTGTAGGTGAAACAGTTACACAGAGTAATTCAACTGCTGTTTATGCAAATGGTGTAGTAGTATATTCAAATACCACTTATTTGTCACTTGCAAATATTAATGGAACTTTTACTACATCAAATACTTTATATGGTGTGACATCTACTAAAATAGTTTCAGCTCCTTCAGCATTTTCACAAAATGTGTCTGTTACTAGTGCGTGTAATATAATTTATGTGCCAGATGCAAATAATAGTCATTTTACCGATTTTACAGTTGGTAATCTTCTTTATATTGGTACTAGTACTAGATCTTATGTGCAAACTGTAACTATCACTGCTGTGGCAGCTGCAGCTTCACCCGGTACTATTGGTAATAAACTAACAGTGACTCCTTATGTTTATTTTACTGATACTAATGCAATAATTGGTAGAGTAAAAGGTGATGGTGCTTTACAAGGTACATATTCTGCAACTACTTCTAAAATTTCTAGTGTTGGTACGTTGGTCTTGGACTCCGTGACGTCAACTTCAGCTCTTAATTTTGCTAATTCGGGTAATAATTTAATTATTGGCACGTGGTCTGGTGCTTCTGCTAATTGCCAAGGTGTAAAAAATCCAAGGTACAATTCTATTACTTCGCAATTTAGCTATATTAGTCCAAAGCAGACAATTGAAAATTGGAATTTTCAAGGTTTATCCACTACCGGTTCACTGGATTCAAATTATACTTTAATTACTGCCGATGCTCCTTATGAAGCAATTGATCAAACACGAGTACTCATGTCGAGAAGTAATTAACTAAATACATCTTCCGCTATTGGTGGTGTTTCCGGAACTAGTTCATTACAAATCAAAACAAATATGGTAACATCCAATAATAAAATAAGCCCTTATATTGATAAGATTCGCTCGACTGTTACCACAACACAAAATCAAATAAAACCAGTTACTTCACTTAGTGGTTATTATCTCACTATATCTAACACAGCATTGACAGCAAACGTTGGTTCAACCATTGTGTTAGCTAGCACTAATGCTACTGCAACAATTTATGCAGCAAATCAAACATTCATAAGAATTGCTAATTTAGTATCTACAAATTCAGCAGCAGCACCAATATTTACCGCAAATGGTACTTCTTATCTTACTTATTCAAATGGTCAATTTATTGCCAATTTAGCTTCAGCAACTTATTATAGTGAAGATAGAGGAAATGGACCATCTGTCAATAGTCGCTATATTTCAAAGAATGTTATTCTTGATACAGGCCAAGATGCTGAAGATTTAATTACTTATGTTGGGGCTTACAGACCACCGGGTACAAATTTACTTGTTTATGCTAAAGGTGCTTCTGGTCTAGACGGCGATACATTTAATAGTAAATCATGGTCATTTATGCCTGAAACATCTTCCCCTGCATTATTATCATCTTTAGTAAATAGAGATGACTATGTAGAACTTACTTATGATCTTCCACAATCAGTGCAAGTTTATAGTAACAGTGGTTCCGGAAACACTACAAATAGTAATTTTACTGTTCCTGCAACAGGATCTACATCTAATTTTACGCCTAGAAGTTATGTGTATATTACAGATGTTAGTCCTGCAGCAAATGGATTTAATGTAAGACAAGTAGTTTCTGTTCCAAATAACACTACACTTGTTCTTTCTTCTAATTTGTCATTTATTTCCGGTAATTGCGCTATTGGTAATATTCCTCTAATGAATAATCAGTATAGCATGTTTAAATATGCCAACAATAATAATATTGCTAGATACGTTACAGCTTCTGATTCAGTATATGACACAATTAAAACATTTGCAATTAAGATTGTTCTTGTATCAAATAATGCAGCCGTAGTGCCAAGAATTGTCGACATGAGAACTATTGCAGTACAGGCTTAAAATGAATAATCGATTAAAAGTTATTGATCATCCGGATTTAGTAAGAGATGCAGAATCTAAAGCAATCCTTAATACTAATCTTAGCGAACTTGATAAATATAAACAAGAAAGAGAACAACGTCGTAAGTTGAATGAAATTGCTCAAAGTTATGATCAGCTAAAAGATGATGTTGATTCTATTAAAAATATGCTACAGCAAATATTAGGACATATGAATAAATGACTATTTCTGTTTCAAATGTAGATACATCACAGTCTTTTGGATCTTGGTTAACTATTACCAATAAAATGGCTAGATTGTTTACACAAAATACTATAACAATCGATTCAACATCTGGTGGATCACAATCCACGGGCAATGGTTATGTAAATGGTTATTTTGGTTCTCAATATCTATATGCAAATGCCGGATTAATTGGTGGTAACGTTTCTACAAATGGTGCACTTTTAGTACTCTCAAATACGGCTTTTCAATATTCTTCAGCAAACATTTTTGTAATTACAAGTAATTCTACTTATACAAATACTTCTTTTTACGCTAATAATATTTTATTAGCGCCTTCAGGAAATATTCAAGCACAGGGTACTTTTTTTAATATTAATGCCACTACAACAAATATTACTTCTACTAGTATATATGCTAATACTTTACTTTATGTGACCGGTAATTCTATTTTTAAAGCCAATTCCGGTTATAATATATTAGCTGTTACCGGTAATTCTACAGTTACACAAATTCAAGCAAATACTTCAAATACTACTATTGTAGGCAACGTTTATCTTTCAAATACATTGTCAGTAACAGGTGCTATTAGTGGTTCTAATACTCTTGCTGTAACAGGTAATACATCATTATCAAATACATTGTTAGTAACTGGAAACGTTAGTCTTTCAAATACTCTTGCTGTAACAGGTAATACATCATTATCAAATACATTGTTAGTAACTGGAAACGTTAGTCTTTCAAATACTCTTGCTGTAACTG